GCGACTTCTACTTCTTCTTCATCCCGTCGCGTCTGCTCTGGGAACACTTCGAAAACCTGATGGGACAAAACGACTCCACCTTCTGGGCAGAGAACGTGGAATACACAACGCCGAAAACAACTGCGCCGGAAGGCGGCTGGAAAGTGGGAACGCTGGCAGACTACTTCGGCATTCCGACCGGGGTAGCAAACCTTCAGGTAAACTCACTGCCGTTCAGAGCATATGCAAAAGTCTGGAACGAATGGTTCAGAGACGAAAACCTGCAGCAGCCTGTCACGATGAGCAAGACAGACGCAACGACCGCAGGAAGCAATACCGGCACGAACCTCACGGACGCAGAAGCGGGCGGTCTGCCGCTGAAAGTGTGCAAGTACAAAGACTACTTCACAAGCTGCCTGCCGAGTCCGCAGAAGGGCGAGGCTGTAAAGCTGCCCATGAGCGGTAACGCACCGGTTCTGGGGTACAAAACAGCACAAAGAGAAACGCCCAATGATGGCAAATACCCTCAAGGCCCAATTAGCAGCCTTGAAAGCTATCCCGCACTAATGGGCGTGGCGGGCTCGACACCGACGGGAACCGTATACCTTGGTGCAAGACTCGACCAATTAACCGCAGCAACGATCAACGAGTTACGCCAGGCGATCGCAGTGCAACACATCCTGGAACGCGATGCCAGAACCGGCACCAGGTACAAAGAGTACCTCAAAGGGGCGTGGGGTGTGACGAGTCCTGATGCACGTCTTGACCGGTCGGAGTACATCGGCGGCTACAGACTGCCCATCAACATCAACCAGGTCATCCAGACATCGGCGACCGACACGACCAGTCCGCAGGGCAACACGGCAGCGTTCTCCATGACAACCATGAGCCGGAACATGGCTACCTACTCGGCGACCGAACACGGCTTTATCCTGGGCCTGGCAGCGGTGCGAGTAGATCACAGCTATCAGCAGGGCTTGTCTCGTATGTGGACGCGCAGCACTCGCTTCAGCTACTATGACCCGATGCTCGCAAACCTCGGCGAGCAGGCAGTGCTTAATCAGGAGATCTATGCACAGGGTACGGCGGTGGACGAAGAGGTCTTCGGCTATCAGGAAGCATGGGCGGATTATCGCTACCGCACCAACATGATCACCGGCGAAATGCGCAGCACCTACAAGCAGACTCTGGACGCATGGCACTATGCAGACAAGTACGACAAGCTGCCTACTCTCTCCAGTGACTGGATCAAAGAGGGTACGGAGAACATCGATCGCACGATTGCAGTGCAGTCGGACAACAGCCGTCAGTTTATCTGCAACTTCTACTTCGACCAGACATGGACGCGGGCGATGCCGATCTACAGCCTGCCGGGCCTCGATACGATCTAAGGAGGTGCAGCAATGGCACTATCCTTGATGGGCCTGATCAAGGGCGGTCTGACTCTGGCAAGCACGCTGTCGAGCATCTACAGCAGCATCAAAGGGAGCACCTCGAGCGCAAGACAGCAAGGCACGATGCAAAACACTGTCCAAAGCGGCACGACCACGGGAACAACCGCACAGGACACCACGAGCACAGGCGGGAGCACTCAGACCGGCAACACCGGAGCGCTGGGAAACCTGCTGTCAACGGCTCTGGGAACGCCTACAGGCAACAACGCCGGAGCAGCAGCAGAGTTTAATGCAGGTCAGACACAGACAGCCAACAATCTGCAAAACGGTATGTGGAGCCTGGGCAACGTCATCAACCTGGGAAGTATGCTGGCATCCAACGCGATGAGTGCAGCAAGCCAAAGCAGCGCTATGCGGTACAACTCCAAAGAGGCCAAAGCTCAAAGAGACTGGCAGGAGCGTATGAGCAGCACAAGCTATCAAAGAGGCGTGGCAGACCTCAAAGCAGCAGGGCTCAACCCTGTACTGGCAGCATATAACGGCTTTGGAGAACAGACGCCGTCGGGCGGCTACGGAAGTCTGGGCGGGGGTCAGACCTTCGGCCATACTCAGGCTATGGCAATACCAACGGCAAAAAATGCGACCATGCAAGCCATGTACGACTATGGCAACAACACAGCCCAGATCGTCGAGAACTATCAAAATGCCATCAACAGTGCAAAGCAGTCCTCGGACTACTGGACAGCCGAACACCTCGAACAGATGCAGCAGCAGACCGTGAGCAGCAGCGCTCAGACCGTGGGTCAGCTGGCCGAAGCCGAAAGGAGCAGCAGCGCTCAGACCTCGAACACCAGAGAGACCACCGACAGCAAACAGACCAACGTAGCCGGTGAGCTGTCCGGTGAATGGACAAACAAAAAACAGGGCAGAAGATAGTTGACAAACACAGAAAAGGGGTGTATATTATGAGTGTACCAATCACACACTTAGGTTAGGAGGATAACCATGAGGAGTCAGATCACAAAGAGATTTAACATCAACCTGACAGATAAAGAACAGGCAGCACTAAAAAACCTGACGGAAGAGTATGCAAACCGAAACTGGAAAGCAAACACTTCAGACATCATCAGGGACGCTATCGTATACTACAGCGAAAAGATGACAGACTATAAAATTGCAGCAGAAGCAATCAGCGAAGAGGAAGACTTGCCCTTCTAAGAGACGATTTTGCCGGGCAGACCCGGCCAAATCTGCAACATTTATCCATAGGTTTTTTTAAGAAAGTGCTAAATTTTGTGTCAGTGGGCCCCTATAACATCAAGAGGGTTATAGGGGCCCACTGAGGAAAGGCGCAGCGAAACTATATGTCATGTACAAGACCGCTCGTCAGAATACCGACAAAAGATGGTGATTACCGCGTAGTAAGCCTAAAAGGATACTTGAGTCACAGCGGTAAAAACCTCGAAATAGTCGCAGATAAAGAGCGTCAGAACCTGAACGAGAAAAAAATCAAAGAGCTGATAAGGGACCAGGAAGCGCAGCTGCTACCGTGCGGACAATGTCCGGGATGCAAAATGGCAGCAGCATCCAGCTGGGCGAACAGAATGGAGCTAGAGCTTCCGTATCATCAGAATGCGTGGTTTATCACGTTTACATACGATGACGAGAACGTGCCATACCGAATGACATGGGACGAAGGAACAGGCGAAATGCTGGTAGAAAATTACAGTCTCCGCTACGAAGACATGCAGAAATTCTGGAAACGCCTCAGAAGGTACATGGAGTATCACAAGATAAACAACGGAAAACTGATGTACTTCCAGTGTGGTGAATATGGTGGAAAAACACACAGACCACATTATCATGCGATCGTGTACGACATACCATTCACCAAAGAAGACCTAAAGGTCTACAAAAAGAAAAACGGCGCTGTATATTACAACGTCGATTGGTTTACCGAACTATGGGGCATGGGCCATGTGGTCATCGCAGCAGCAGAGTGGAAAGCGATGGCATACACAGCAAGATACACCACGAAAAAGGTCTATGGAAAGGAAGGAAAAGAATTTTACAAAGAGCTGGGAATTTTACCTGAGAAGTGCAGCATGAGCAAAAGACCAGCGATTGGAGCAAAATACTTCGAAGAACATAGCGAAGAAATCTATGCAAAAGACAAAATCCAGCTGAAGAACGGAAAAGTTTGCAAACCGCCAAGGTATTTTGATAAGCTATACGATGCACAGTGTCTGAGAAAACCACTCACAGACAAAGAGGTAGAAGACATTGAGCTGACAATAGAAAAAGCCGAGTCCGATGAGCTCAAAGCGATAAAGAGAAAACGTCGCAAGTTAGCAAACGACGCACTCTTCGCCAAGCTCAAGCAGAACAACGGCTTAACCATGCAAGAGTATTATAACAAAGAGGAACAGAAAATACAAGACAGGTTCAGAAAACTCATCCGGGAAGAAATCTAAGGAACGGCTAAATAAGGGAATGCAGACGGCGTGGCCTCGAAAGGCTGCGCCGTCCTTTTCATTCGGCGCACCGCGCCGACCGGACGGCCTTAAACTCAAAAAGTGCTTGACAAGTGTATAATTTAGGTGTATAATAAAGGTGTAGAAAGGACGGTGCTTAAAATGACCGAAATCGAAAAAATCAAAAAGAGCATCCAGAACCAGATAGATCAACAGGAAAGAAACTACTACAAAGACCTTAAGAGCAAAGCAAAGCACACAGATGGTACAGAGATGTACAAAGTAGACAGCCACAAAATCGAAGCGCTGGAAGTAGCACTGAGAATAATCGAAATGTATGAATAAACCAAAAAACGTGAGGTTGACGAAAATCAGCCTTGCGTTTTTTTTTTTTTGGTAAAATTGACATAGAAAACCAGCACCACAAAACGAAAGGAGAAAGCTGCCTCCAGTGCTGGTGATCTGTGCTTCATTTATACAAATATGGAAAGAAGGGAGGTGTTGCCATGATCACTTTAAAAGACGTGAAGGGTATCTTCAACCAGCTGCGCAAGATTTTGGCCATGCTGGATAAGATTTACCACGCACTCAACCTGGATAAGGAGGAATAATATGGCACATCGTATGCCGGTCAACCCGAAAAAGGACAAGCGGGTGTTTACCAACACCGCGAAGAAAACCAAGAAGATCAACGTCAACCCGAAGCCGTCGAGAGGAGGCATCAGGCTGTGAACGAAGTACAGCTTATCATCAAGGTAATAACGCTCAGTCTGCTCATCGCAGATCTGTACATGATCGTCAAAATGATTCGGAGGAAATAAAGATGGAATTCCAGATATACGCAATCAAGGACGAACTTGCCGGGACCTTCGGCAATCTGATGGTGGTCAACGAAAAGGTGGCCGATCGAACAATGAAGTGGATGGCCCAGGAGATGGAGAAGGCCGACTGCGAAGATAAGCGGGTCTATCTGATGGGCAGCTACGACAACGAGACCGGCCTGATCAGGCCGGAGCAGATGCCGCGTCTGAGCTACAATCTCGAGTTGATGAAAAAGGAGCAGACGAATGGGAGTCAGAATCTTTAAGCCCTACGAGGACGAAAAACCGGTGGCACTGCCGAACGAACCGGGAAACCGGTTTGAGCCGGAGTACAAGGAGCGGTATGATGACCGCGGACAGCCGTACCTTGAAAAGGTGGGCGAGGTGGACACCTACGAGAAAATCCAGAGCTACAAGGACGAGTGTGACGTTATGGCTATCCTGAGCCGATACGCTGCCGGAGACGAGAGCGTCCTGGCAAAACCGGGGTGGTACATCGACACCAGCAAGCTGCCGAAGACCTATACCGAATACATGAACCTGATGAACGAGAAGCGGGAAGAGTTTAACCAACTGCCGCTCAGTATTCGCCAGGCATTCGGCATGAACTTCGAAAACTGGATGGCAACAGCCGGTGAACAGGAGTGGCTGGACAAAATGGGCATCAAAATTCAGCAGAATGCACAAGAAAAGGTCGATGCTGCCATCGAAGATGTTGTGCAGAAAGGAGAAAATAAAGAATGAACCGCAATGCTGAACAGCACTACTCTCAAGTTCCTCATGCAAACGTACCGCGAGCGAGATTCAAGCGAGACTACTCGCTGTTGACGACCATGAACGAAGGAGACCTCGTCCCGATCTACTGTGATGAGGTGTTGCCGGCCGACACGGCAAAGATCAACCTGAACGCTCTGATGCGCATGAGCACACCGCTGTATCCGGTTATGGATAACTGTTACTGCGACTTCTACTTCTTCTTCATCCCGTCGCGTCTGCTCTGGGAACACTTCGAAAA